ATGAGTGGTTCGAATACGGCGATGGGTTGGCAGGTGGTGGTCGATGAGTTGACGGAGCTTGGGCAGCGGCTTGCGCGGATTGAGCGGATGTTGCGCGAGGAGCGGCGTGAGTCGGCGGAGTCGTCGAGTGCGCCGCATCGGACGTTTACGGCGAAGGAGTTTGCGGAGCGTATCGGGGTATCGCGCGATACGGTGCGGCTTTGGGTTTTAAAGGGGAAGGTGAAGAAGAGGAATGGGCGGATTCCGCCGTCGGAGCTTCGGAGGTTTGGGCTGTGAGGCGTGTCGCCTCGGACAATTTGACGACGGGCTCGTTGGCGACTCGTCGGGGGGGAAAGGAAAATGAAACGAAATTTCTAAAGTGTAATACTAATATGGATACCGAAAACAGGCAGTCGGAGAACTTGAGCTCGTCGGGGGCGCAGGCACCAGAGCTAGCGGTAGATAGCTTTGCTGTGCGGAGTGCCGCCGTTGCTGGGCCGTCGGCGGGTTCAAGTTCTCCGGGTGAGTTTCCTGTGGTGTCGCCGGATTTGTGGGAGGTGACGGCGACGGGCGGCGATGACAATGAGTGGAGTTTTTCGCGTGAGGGGTTGCGTGCGTTTCGGCGGGTGAATTTGGGCGAGTTGCTGGCGTTGTTGGGTGCTGAGCAGCAAAGTGATGAGGCGTCGGGGAATTTGACGGATGAGTTTCACGCGAAAACTGGGGTGCTTAAAGGGGCGCAGAGGCTGCGGTTGGGTGTGTGGGATAATATGCGGCGGCGGTGGGAGGCGGTGGTGGGCAATGAGTGTGTTATTACGCTGCGACTGACGCTGGATTATGAGCATGAGGAGGGGACTTTTGGAGTGAGTGTGCCTGGGGTTGGGTGGTTGTATAACTTGGAATTAGAGGGGGCGTATGCTCGCAAAGAGGGGGGAGGAGAAAATGAGTGAGGCGCGGCCAAAGCTTTTTGTGAGGCGGTTTGTGGCGCAGTGGGACTACCCGACTTTCGCGGAGTGGTTGCGTGTGCATGGGCGCGAGGAGGTGCCGGTGTGTGCGTTGCCTTTTGTGGGGTTTGTCTGCTGTGAGCATGCCGAAGTGAAGGCGGTGGGCGACGGGCCTGCTGACGTGCGCAGGACGGCATTAGCCGCCGAGCCGTCAGCAAATGTTGGCGCGAGGTCGGATAGGGACAGGGCGAGCCAAGGGCGGCTGGTGATGGGGTTTGGGTATCAGGATGGGCGTGTGGGGGCGGTGGCGTGGTTGACGTCGAGGCCGGGGCTTGGGCCAAAAACGGTGCTTACTGCGTGCAGCCTAGTGACGGGGGCGGTGGAGCGGGAGTTGGAGGCGCGTGGGGTGCGGTTGATGATTTCTCCGACGGAGCGGCCTAGTCTGGTAAAATTTATGCGGCGGCGGGGTTGGCGTGTGGCGCATGCGGCGAATGTGCTTTTATACAAGACGCTGGAACGGGCATCGGCTGATGCCGATGATTGCGCGGAGCCGCGCAGGAAGGGGGGCAAATCGCTGTGATTAACAGGGTGCTAGCGAGTGGGTTTCTTTTTGGCGACGGGGCGAGCGCGTATACTCCGGCGGGGGTGGAGCGTGTGGTGTTTGAGGCAGCGATTGGGATGAGTGACGGGGAGCGGGTGTCGTGGCATTGTGAGGTGGAGGATGCGGAGCTTGTGGAGAAGTTGCGTGGGCGGCTTGGGCGTGGGCGTGTGGTGTTTATTGAGGGGGAGCTAGCGGCTAGAAAATTTGAGAAGCATGGGGTGCAGGTGGGGTGGAGTCGGTTTTTGCGGGTGACGAAGTGCGAGTTGCCCGAGGGGCGTAGTCGTGCGGCGACGGATGTGTCTAACAGAGAGGGGGGCGAGAAATGAGTGAGTCGGTCTCCAGTGCGTCGTTGTCGAGTAGTGAGCGGGTTGCCGTGGATGCGGATGCGGCCGCTTCGCACGCAGTCGTGCGTGGGGAGGCGGAGGCGATACGGTTGTTGCGGGTGATGGTGGAGTGTTCGCGTGGGTTTTTGTCTGATTTTGAGGCGGAGGGGTTGGGGACGCGTGGGGGGAAGGAGGCGTTTGAATTTGCAGAGGGGTTTGTGGTGGCGCGGCGGCGTGCGGGGAGGTTGTTGCAATCGTGGGCGTTGCCGAAGGGGGCGCGTGCGTATCCGCTGAGGCGGTGCACGTATGCGCAGCTTCGGGAGTGTGCGGAGCGGCATGCGCAGGGGGAATCGGCGTGTGCGATTGCGCGGGCGGTGGGGATAGATCGCTCGGCGGTGGAGTATCATTTGAAGCCGAGTGGGTCGATGTTGGCGGCGGTGCTGGATGGCGACTTGTCGCTTTTACTTGGCGAGCGGTCGTTGCCCGATCGTCAGGAGAAGGCCCAAGTGAGAAAGCCCGTGGGGGTAGCGCGTGCGCGGGAGAAAAAGCAGGCGGGAGGTGTAGCGTGAACGCAGGGGTAGCGCGGATGATTCGCTGTGGGATTAAGGACAGCGAGGCGTTCAATAAGTTGAACTGGCGCGAGCAGATTTTTTTCGTGCGGCTGATGTTGTCGGTCGATGACTACGGGCGGTTTGAGGTGAAGCCGGAGGCGTTGCGGGGGATAGTGTTTCCGTTGTCGTCGAGTAAGGTTCCTGTGCGCGACGTGATGGATATGATTTTACGGTGTCGTGAGTTGCGGCTAGTCGAACTGTATACTGTCGAGGGGAAGGGGTATGGGCGGGTGTTGAAGTTTGGTCAGAGGTTGAAGCATCCTCGCGGGCGTCATCCGGCTGCGCCGAGTGAGCAGGGTGAGTTGGCTCTTGGGCTGGGGGCGGACACTGAGAATGAGGTCGCCGAGGAGTTGCCCGCTCGGGCAGTTTTTGAGCCTACGGCGTCGGCGAAAAGGATTGTGAGGAATCGGTCGCCGGAGCGGATGCGTGGGGAGTTGCTGCGTGAAAAGGTGGAGGTAGAGCGGGAGCTTGATGAGATTTTGCGGCCGGGGGGCAGCGCGTATAAGATGACGCCTACGGGCGAAAAGAAGCTGCGCTATGATGAGTTGTTTGCGCGGCGTGAGTGGTTGCTACGCGAGCTGGGAAAACTGGCCGCGCTGAGGCGCGAGGAGGAGGCCGCGTAATGGTTCTATTTTTTTCAATTTTCTTAACATGGGCTGCCGCGTGTATGCGGTTCAGCGTTGACCCGTCGGCATTGCGAGCGGGGTTGCGGATAGTGCTACTGCGAGGGGGCAGAGGTTTTCTCTGCACGGATGCAGTAAGGGGCCGTGACTTGGTTGCGCGATTTGATTGGTGGTCAGGCTGTTTAGTCGCGGGTGAGAGCCCGCGCCAGCTCGGCAATAGCGGGCAAGTGGATGTGGAGTCTGCTTGTGGTGCTGCCACTGTTTCCGCGGGGTCTCAGACCCGTTTATTCGCGGAGGAGGAGCGGATAACCTAGAGTTATTCACAATTTAGAGTCATCGGGGGCTTTTTTTTGTGCGTTTTCGCTAGAAGAGAAGAGAAGAGAATACCCCCCGAACCCCCCACGCGGTGGGGGGCTTGTTTTTTCGTGTGGGTTTAGTCAGACCCGCTAAAGCGGGCTCGCATGCGGGGGGTGACCGCTTCCATTTGTGGCGTGGGTTGCGTGTGTGTGTGGCTTGACATGCTAACGAGATGCACACATTGTGCACACACTATGAGAGTTACAGCGAAGGTGTTTAAAAATGGGAATTCGCTGGCGGTGCGTCTGCCAGCGGCACTGAAAGTTACGGCGAAGGAGTTGTTCGTCTCGACGAATCGAGATGGGGACATCATTCTCTATGATGATAAGATGCGGGAGCGGGCGTTTAAGAAGCGGATGAAGGCGTTAGAGCAGATCATGGCTAATCCTGTTTTAGAGAAAGATGAGGAGCTATGATTTTCGACTCTCCTGAGTTATACTTCCTAGACTCGAATGCGGCTTCTGCGTTTATGCGAGGCAAGGATGCGCGGCTAGTGGAGCTAGTGTATCAGCACAAGGAGAGGTTGTTGCTCTCAGCGATAGTTTGGAGCGAGTTGGAGTTCGGTGCCCAAAATCGTCCAGAGGTTCGGAAATATCGAAGGAACTTGGAGAGGCTGCGCGAGCATATCGTAGATGTTGAGCCGTTTGATGAGCGTGCGGCGATAGTTACGGGAACCGTGCGGGCGTATTTAGAGGCTAAGGGACAGAAGATTGGGAAGATGGATTCGTTAATTGCGGGGCATGCGTTGTCGCGTGGGGCGGGTGTGGTAACGCATAATGTGGATGAATTTGAGCGTGTGCCGGGGCTCGTGGTGCTGGATTGGCAGACGGTGCGGTAGCGGTGGGGGGCAAAAAAGTGTAGTATTGCTTAAAGTTTCCTTAGATGGGGGGCTTTTTTTGTGTGTGTGGTTGTGAGTGATTAGTGGGCGTGAGGCTCGCTGATAACTATGATGTTGAGGGTTCCCCTACTCCTACGGCGCAACTGGAGTTGCCGCTTGTTGCGGAGGCGTTTCGTGGAGTGGGTGTAGAGACGTTGCCGCATGGGCTCTCGGAGTTAACGTCGAAGCAGCGTGGGTTTGTGCTCAGTTACCTGAAAACGGGGAATGCGAAGGAGGCGGCGCGGTTGTCTGGAGTGAATGAAACGGGGGCGAGTAAAATGCTCAAAAAGCCTTCGGTTTTACGTTTTGTAAATGTTCTGGCGCAACAGGTTGCGTCGAATGGCGACCAGCTCGTGAGGCGGAAGTGGGAGTTGTCGGTTTCGCTGCATCATGAGTTAATGGAGTTGCGGTCGAAGACGCCGGAGGAGCGGACGGGGTATGAGGAGCGGCGTGAGGCGCAGTTAGTGAAGATGATAAATCAGACCGATACGTTGCTCGCGGCGTTGTTGAATCGGTTGGGTGTGAAGTTGAGCGGGGAGCTGACGACGACGCAGAATATAAATGTAACGCATGTGGGGGCGGTGGTCGCGCCGGAGTATTTGAATGCGTTCCCGTGCACACGGGCTGACGTGGTTAGTGGACACAGAGAGGAGGCGGCATGACGGAGTCGCAAATCAAGCAAGCGGTCGCGAGTAAGCGGGCGATTCCTGTGTCGGAGCTGACGTTAGATCAGAAGCGTTGGATTTCTTCGTTTTATGGTTTCGCGCGTGGGACGTTGGGATTGCCGGTGTATGATGGGGGGCGGGTTGCGGAAGATTTCGACGTGAGGGACGGCGCGGGGAAAGTGTTGTATCGTGTGAATGGTGCGCCGGACTGGCAGCGTCGGGCACTAGAGGCGGTGGATAAGCACGGGAGTCGTGTGTCGATTCGCACGGCGAATGGTGCGGGGAAAACGCAGGTGCTGATTCCGGCGATGGTGTTTGCGCATATGTGTGTGTTTCCGAATAGCCGGATTGTCATCACATCGGGCGTGCAGAGGCAGGTTAGGGAGCAGGTGTTTGCTGCGTTAAAGAAGCAGCAGGGGCGGTTCGTGGGTTGGGATTTTCAGGACACGCGGATTGTTGCGCCGAATGGGTCTGTGTGTGTGGGGTTCTCGACGGATGAGGGCGGGAAATTCGAGGGCTGGCATGGGAATCCGAAGGAGAACTATTTTAAGGAGGCGGGAGCACAGGGTCCGTTAATGATTATCGTGGACGAGGCAAAATCGGTTCCGCGTGGGGTGTTTGATGCGATAGAGCGGTGCACGTTTCAGCGGTTGGTGTTGCTCAGTTCGTGTGGAGAGGCGGAGGGCGAGTTTCACAGCTCGCACATGGGTAAGGCGTCGGCGTATGTGACGGTGCATGCTCCGGCGAGTGAGTGTCCGCATGCCGATCACGCGAAGAATGTGCTTTTAATTGAGCAACGTGGGTTGGCTGACCCGCTGGTGCAGTCGAAGGTGTTTGCGCAGTTTATGGAGAGCGAGGGGGCGACTGTGATGCGGCGTGCGGATGTGGATGCGCTCCTCGCGCAGGCTGTGAGTGGGGGTGTGTCGTCGTTTAGTATTGGGAGCGACACTACGGAGAAGTATATGTGCGACTTCGCGGCGGGCGGGGATGAGAATGTGTTTGGGGCGCGTAAGGGTAAGGTAATCGAGCTGCGTGCGTGTTGGCGGGAGAGCGACACGATGAGGGCGTGTGGGCAGTTTATTTTAGAGTTTAAGAAGGCGGGGCTATCGCCGGATGAGGCGTGGAAGATTCATGGGGATAATAGCGGCTTGGGGCGTGTGATGATTGATAGGCTTGCTGAGCTTGGGTGGGAGCTTACGCGGGTGGATAATGGGGCTAAGCCGAGTGATGAGGGGGCGTATGTGAACCTCGCAGCGGAGGCGTGGTGGGAGGCGGCCAAGGCGATTGAGCGGCGGGAGTTTATCTTGCCCAAGGATGAGCAACTGGCGGCGCAGCTATCGACGCGGAAGCCGGTGTTTCGGAATGGGCGGCTGGGTATCGAGTCGAAGGATGAGATGCGTAAGCGGGGTGTGGATTCGCCGGATAGAGCGGATGTTGTGGTGGAATTAATGCAGCCTGTGCGCGGGCTACGGGTGCAACAGGCGGGGCGGAGTATGACCGTCTTTGAGCAATTTGAGGAAGAAATGGGAACCGGCTCGGTGGCTGGTTTAGCGGGAATCGACGCGGGCAACTGACGGGCAAAACCAAGGAACGATTTTTATGAGCAAGAAGCTTTACGAACAGACTATCCAAGACCTCGCCGACCGGAAGACGTGGGAGGAGCGGCAGCGTCTTTATTACGAGATGCGGCATCATGGGCTGAGGCGTAAGAACAAGCCGTTCCCGGGTGCCGCTGACCTGCACTACCCGTTAATTGATGGGCTGATTGATAAGCTGAAGCCGTTTTATTTCGCGCAGATTTGGGGGAGCGAACAGCTCGCGGCGTTTGTGGCGAAGCGGTCGCAGGCGGCGGATGTAACGCAGGCGGCGGCGCGTTGGTTTCACTATCAGATGGTGCAGCACACGAACTTCTTTCGGGAGAGTCTGAGTGCGATTGATAATATGCTGACGGCGGGAAATGCGGTGATTCGTGTGGGGTGGAATGCGCTGGCGAATCGGTTGGAGTTCGACGCGATTGACCCTGTGTTTTGCATTGTGCCGAGCGGGACGCGGGAGTTGAGCGAGGCTGACAGGGTGACGTTTGTGCTGCACTTTACGCCGGAGGCGTATGCGCGTCGGAGTGATTTCCGGCAGGACAAGGAGTTTGTGCGTTCGCTGAGTGGGCGGATGCCGGATGAGGCGGGTAAGGTGGAGGAGAAGTATTCGCGCGAGGGGTTAACGCGCAGTCAGGGCGACCAGCAGATTGTGATTTGGGAGTCGTGGGTTCGGGGGCGTTCGCCCCGTCTTTTGGGCGACGAGCTCGTTGGCTCGTCGTCCGACGAAGACACGAACCGCGAGGAGTGGCGGGTCTACACTTACTCTCCGGCGAGGCCGAGTGAGCCGGTGAAGCCGGACTTTGCGTGTCCATATGAAATTGGCGGGCGGGCGTTTCTCCCCGTGGTCGAGTTGCCGATGGAGGTGAAGGACAAGGGTTACTACGCGAGCCGTGGGATTCCGGAGCGGGTGGCGATGTTTGAGAGCTATATGTCGCGGACGTGGAATGAGAAATCGGATTCGATGACGTTTTTTAATCGTCCGATTTTCACGCACGAGGGCGAGGCGGTGAACTTGCAGAATATCAAGTTAGTGCCTGGGGCGATTATCGGGCGGAACCTTCGCGCGGTGGAGATGCCCTCTCCGGCGATTTCGTTTGATATGGAGATGCAGCAGACGCGGGCGGCGGCAGAGCAGCTTACGGCGATGCCGGATTTCGGGATGACGCAGCAGGGGAGCATGCGCGACTCGCGCACGGCGACGGAGATTAACGCGGTGGGAAACTTAATGGGGATGAGCACGGACTTGCGGGCGCGGATTTTCCGCGAGCGTTTGAGCGAGTTGTATCGGTTTTCGTGGGCGATTTTCCGGCAGTATGCGGCGGGCGATTTGCAGTATTACTTTGCTGAGGCGTTGAACACTGCGCCGCAGGAGGCGTTGCATGATGAGTATTTAATCGAGCCGGATGGTTCGCCGGATAGTTGGAATAAACCGGCGCGGATGCAGCGTGCGATTTCGCGTTTCCAGATGCTCAATGGGCATCCGTTTATTGCACAGGGGCCACTGGTGAAGTCGGTGCTTCAAGAGGATGACGCGGCTCTTGTGCGCGAGTTGTATGTAGACCCGCAGGCACAGGTAGCGGATCAACAGGAAGACCAAGCGATGGAGTTGTGCGCATTGGAGAAGGGGTTCCCCGCGCAGGTGAAGCCGTCGGATGACGATGCGGTGCATATCGACGTAATCATGGGGCGCGTGGAGCTGGTGCTGCAAACGGGCGAGGAGATTTCGCCGCTTGGCTGGCAGCGGATTGTGGAACACGCGCAGGCGCATTTGCAGCAGATGGGGCAGCGTAACCCGGCGGGGGCGAAAGAGTATCAGGTGAAGGTCGAGCGGCTGGGGCGAGCGGTGCAGTCGCTGATGCAGGAGCAAGCGCAACAGGGTGCACCGCAAATGCAGGGTATGCCGGAGCAACCGATGGGCGGGCAAGAGCTACCGCCGGAGGTTCAACAACAGATGATGCAACAACAAGCAACGGGAGGAATGCTATGATTAACCGACTACTGCGGTCAGTGACCGCTGCCATTTTTGCGTGCTTCCGTTGGAAGCACGTCAGTAACACGCAACGCCTCATGCTGGGCGTGTCTGTGCAGGACTTGCCGGAGTGGGATGCGGATGACCGTGGGGCGTTGCTGGCGTTTCTGCGCACGGGGACGGGACGGACGCTCCTTTTGTGGCTGAGGCACAGCGAGGAGGTGCTGAAAAGCACTGCGTGCGATGCGGCGCAAACACGCGTAGATCATGCGCGGGGGCGTGCGGTGGGCTACCGCGAGGCGATTGCTTCGCTGATTTTATTGTCGGCTCCGAAGGACGGGGCGGACGCACAGAGCGGAGATGAAACCTCCGCCGATGACTTCGTAGAGACGCCCGTTCGTGGTGCGGCGGCTCTTCGTAACCAACTCAGCCACGAATCCTAAAACTATTACGTCATGGGCACGTTAGACTCAAACAACAGCATAGATACATCGTCTGAATCAGTCGCGGATTTTGCCTTCTCTGAAGAGCAATTGCGCCTAGCTGCGCAGGCTCTCGACGAGGGCAATGATACCGTCGAAGTGTCGCAGACACTTTCTTCTGCTGAGTCGCTTGCTGGCGACTCGTTGGAGTCTACTCGCGGGGACTCCGCTGCGGCCAAAGAGGACGAACAAAACTCACAATCAACCGATAACGCTGAGCACCAAGGGGAGCAAGGCGAGGACAGCAAACCGGACTCCGCACAAACGGAGCCGAAGGAGAGTAACTACGCGAAGGCGAAGAAGAATGCGGAGCGGTTCGATAGGAACTGGCAGAAGCTTCAGGAGCAGCAGGCCGAGCTCGCCAAGCAGCGAGCCGAGCTGGCTGCAAGGGAAGCGGCTCTTGCGCAGCGAGCGAACCCGACTGTAACCACTCAACAACAGCAACCAGAGGTCGCGCCTAATAGAAGGGCTGAAGACTTTGAGGAGGCTGCCGATGAGTGGGAGCGCGAGGGTAAGTTCGACCTAGCGGAGCTAGCTCGCAAGCAGGCACAAGCACTGCGGAGTAATCCGCCCGCGCAAGTGCCGCAACCGCAACAGTTCCAACAACAGCAGGTTCAAGCACCCGCGCAGCAAGCGAGCAATGGCCCGGGGAGCCCACAGTTCATTGCGACGTGGAATGAGAACTTGCGCTCGTTGGAGCAGGACGCGGACTTCGCCGACTTGAGGAATCGCGACAGTGCGTTGTATAAAACAACGGCTGCGGTGCTTCAGGAGGAGCCGAGGCTGAGTTACTTTCCCGATGGTATCCGGCAGGCAGCACGCATTGCGAAGCTGCGTGTGGAGGTGGGGGCTGTCCCCGAATTGAAAACGAAGGTGCAGGCATACGAACAGGAGCTCGCAAAACTGCGAGCGGCCACATCCCCGAGCCGTGGGGCTCCAAACTCGCGCGGTCAGGCAAAGGCTTTTGAGGAGCTGAGCATGGCCGAGCAGGAGAAGGAGCTGATGCGACTAGCGCAGGAGGTAGATTCCGCGTAATGCGCGGATGAATACATAATGGCCGCAACGCAGGAGGAGCGGGTTCCGCTAAATCAAAATGGCAACAATCGATTCTACAAAACTAACCAATCAGTATCAGACTTATTTCGCAAAGCAGCTTCTTGAACACGCGGTGCAAGAGCTTGTGCTCGACCAGTTCGGGAAACAGGCGGAGCTTCCGGCTAAATCCGGTAGCAAAACCATCCGCTGGTTTATGCCTGGGACAGCGAAGGCAAATGAAGTGCAGGCACTCTCCGAGGGTGTGCCGATCACCAACTTCCGCGAAATTAGCTACTCGTTTGTCGAAGCAACTCTACAGCAATACGGCGAGGCCGCGAAGATCACCGACGTCGTGACGATGACGGCACTTTTCGACGCGCTCAAACAGTCTATCCAGACGATGGGCGAGGACTGCGCATTGTTTGCCGACACGACAGTTCGGCGAGTATTGAGCGACCCGTCCAGCGGGCTTACAAAGACCTATGCTGGCGGAAGCACCGACTTCAATGACTTGAAGACGAAAACGACTGCGCAGGGTAAGCTCAAAGCACAGGATATCCTCGACGCGGTAACACAGCTTCAGGTTAATCGGGCTAAGCCGGTTGGCGCGGGTTATGTGTGCGTGCTGTGCCCACAGGTGCAGCGCGACCTCATCCGCGATAGCGACTTGCTCGACCCTGCAAAGTATCAGACCGAATCGCGTATCGCGAAGAACGAGATCGGGATGGTGTGGGGGGCGCGTATCGTATCCCACACGAACCCGCAAATTGAGGATGCGACCGAGGGCACACCGGTATCAATTCTGCCCGCCGAGCCAATCTACTCGACGTATATCCTCGGGCGCGACGCCTACGGTGTTCCGAAGCTGAGTGGCACGCAGAGTCCGTGGAAGCCGTCGATTATTATCAACGACAAGCCGGACTCAGGAAACCCGCTCAATCAGTTCATCACTGCGGGCTGGAAGAGCTACTGGACGGCCAAGGTGTTGGATAAGTCTAGGGGCATCACGCTGCGCAGTAAGGCGACGTTTAAGGCAGTCTAGGGTCGCAGACCGTTTCTATGGGACGGGGGCCTCGTTGGGCCCCGTCCTTCAAAACCCAAAACACACACAGATTTTACACACATGAATTTAACCGATATTTCTATTCCGACTGATGCGTTGGCTATCGACGGGGTTTCCCCCGAGGTGGGCGACGAGGTCGAGGTGACAGTGCGCGGGGTCGTCAGCGAGGCCGCTGGCGGTAACACGTTTATCACGCCCTCCGAGGCAAACGGCGTGCCGTTTCCGGCTGCGCCAAGCGGGCCGGAGGAACTGCCGCCCGACTTGAGCGAGGAGGAGCTGCGCGAGGCCGCCAAGGCTTACGATGAAGACGAGCCGAACGCATGGTCGCTCTAAGCCGAGGCACAAGCTATGTCGTGGGCATCATTCCATCATCCGGCGTTTCGCGTCGCAGTGCTTTTGGCGGTGCTGGCCGTGGGAACGTTGTGGCTCTCGGGTTGCGCGAGTCATGGCGGCTCGCGGGGCTCGCGCGTGCTGCCGTGGAATTGGTTCGCTCGCGATAATGTGGCCGCGCTGGAAAAGGCCGAGGGACAGGCTGCCTTCGCATCAGCGGCCTTGGTGAAAGAGGCGCAAGCAAATGTGCGGGCGAGCGGGCACGCAATCGCAGTCGCTCCCGCGAGTCGCGAAGTGCAAGTCGCCCATGAATTTAACACACGCGCGGATGCGCAGCTCTCACAGGCGGTGGGCTCTGTCACCGCAACAGAGGATGCGAGTTTACGCGAATTAGTGGATAGGTTGCGCAGTGAGTTGGTCGCCGAGCGCGAGAGCGGCACTCGCGAACTGGCCGCACGCGACCGTAACGCGGCGGTGCTCTCCGATGCGCTCGCGAAGAGCGAGGCGGCCGTAGTCGCCGCGACTGAACGGCTCAAAGTTTCCGACCTTAAATACCAAGCACAGGCCGCGAAGTATAGGCGACTGGTGTTTTGGGTAGTGGCTGCGGTGGTTGCGTGGTTTGCCCTGCAACTGCTAGCAGGCGCGGCGAAAATCTACCCTGCTTTGGGTGGGGTCTCACGGCTGGCGGGGATGGTCTCCGCGCCGGTGTCACAAGCTCTGGCTAATCGCAGTCTAGGCGCAGTGGGTCGCGCTCTGGCGGGCGTCGAGCGGCTTTCGGCAAACGCTGCCAGCTTCACCCGCGCTCAACTGGACGCCGAAACAGACCCCGCAGAACAACAACAAATCCGCGCAGCCTATGAGGCGGTGCAGGAGCGCAGAGCAATGGCCCGATATGAGGCAGGATTTTCTCAATAACTTACACCGATGAATCACACAACAAACGAGGCAGAATCGACGGCGAGGCATTGGCACTACTCACCACACAGTCGGCTAACGCTCCCAGTCGTTAGCCTAGTGGCAGTCATAGCCGCATGCAGCGCGAGCTACGCATGGCTATCCGGCGTCGATGCACGGGTAACGAAAAACACGAGTGATATTGATGAGCTGCGCCGCGAGTGGAGTAGTATGCACGAGCGGCTAATCCGTATCGACGAGAATGTAAAACTGATGCGCGAGGAGTTGGCCGCGCTGCGAAAGGAGGGCCGCTAAAATGCCTTTCTACTCCTATCGCGATAAACAGACAGGCGAAGTGTCGCGGCGCATGGTGACAATCGCCGAGCGCGATTCGTTTCCGCACTTGGAGCGCATCTATGAGCCGGGGACGCCGCTTCCACGAATTAATGCTAAGCGTCCGTCACTACAGGCCGAGCAGGTTTTAGGCGGATACAAGAAACTCGAAGAAACGGGCGAGCTGCGAGGCGTCAGCCGTAAGCGCGCGGAAAAAATTAAAGCTGTGTGGCGTGAGGACTGAACGCGCACGCAAGCAATCTCTCTTTCAACCGTAACAATAAACTCACTACAACAATGGGCGACTTAACTAACCTTCCTAATTTTGAACCGGCTCCGCGTGTCTACACGCATACGGACTTAAACCAAGTGTTCGGCGAGCTGGCCGTAAAGGCACAGGCGATCACTACCGGCAAACTGGCCGATAGCGCGGTCGCCACTGCCAAACTGTCCGCTAAGGCCGTGACGACCGATAAGCTGCAACTAGGCGCGGTCACGGCTGACCGACTGGCTGAGGGCGCAGTTGCTAGCGGCAAGATCGCCGATGCGAGCATCACGACTGCGAAGCTGGCCAACGCAGCGGTTACGGCTGAAAAAATCGGCGATGGGGCGGTGGGTTTTGCGCAGCTTGCGGCGGGCTCAGTGTCAGCTTCGCGATTGGGCAATAATTCTGTGGTAGTCGCCAAAATCGCAGATGGTGCAGTCGCCACGGCTAAGGTGGCCGATGCGGCTGTAACGACTGCTAAGCTGGCAGACGCGAGCGTTACCACGGCCAAGCTGGCAGACGCGAGCGTTACCACGGCCAAGCTGGCAGATGGCGCAGTTACCGCTGAAAAGCTCGGCAGTGGTATCGACCTCACTATCGCCGATGGGAGTGTAACGACTGCGAAGCTGGCGAATGACGCGGTAAGCTCGCAGAAGCTACAAAGCGGCGCAGTCGGCACGGCGCAGATTCAGAATGGCTCGGTGACTGCCGCTAAGCTCGAAGGCAACAAGGACGCGCTGCGAAATGCGCTGCAACTAGGCACTACCCATGGTGTCCTTTTTCAACATGTAGAGGTAAAAGGCAGTCAGGGCGCGGCGGTGAATTGGACGCGAACGGTAGGCCCGACTAACGAGCGGAGGTTTCAGGCTATTTACCACGGCGGGCATCTGCACTTTATACATCGTAATGCCAATGATACCGAGCGGATGCGCACGTTGAATCTACTCGCCGATGGCACTGTGCAGATCCAAAGCGGGCGGGATCTACAACTGGGCAATGGGCCGGGCGGTCAACTCAGTATGCAGGGCAGTGGATGGAGTAGTGGCGGAGGCGGAGGCAGCGTAAATGTCACGACGACCGCGCCGCATTTCCTCACGTTTAAAGCCGCCAACGGAGCTAACTACAAAGTGCCTGCTTGGCCTGCATGATGACGTGCGCAGGACAGCGCGAGCCGCCGAGCCGTCATCTCCAATGACGTAATAAAATCTCCAATACACACATACTATGACACTCGGAGAACTGGCCCAACTGGTGGGCGATAAGGTCAACATGACCGACCAGAAAACTTTATCGTTAATCAAACGCTACGCCGAGCGGCGGCACGCTATGCTGTGCCGGATGGGCCTGTGGCGCGAGCTACTGAACCTCTACTCGATCACCGCCAAGGCGGGCGAGCCAGAGGTCACGCTGCCGCCGCAGGTTTCGACGCTAGTCGCGCTGCGAACCGACGAGGCAAACATCATGCCCGCCGATGCGTGCTACTTGTTTATGACTGACCCGAGCGTGTGGAAGAGCATCGGCTCGCCCACGATGTTTCACGAGTTGCCGAGTGTCGCCACGCGCACTGCGCCTCTGGGCCAAAAGCTCAGCATCGAATCCACAAGCCCAAGCGACGTAAGCGAGACTGTCACGGTCGAGGGCGAGTGGAGCGGCGATAGGCGGTTCGAGGAGCTGACACTGGCAGGCACTTCGCCGGTCACGACCGCCGCACAGTTCGATGTGGTTTTCTCTATCACGAAAACAGTGGGGGTAATCGGCGATCTGCTAATCAAGCGTGCGGGCGATGGGGTGCAAATCGGCGAGCTGCTGGCGAGCGAACGTGTGCGTCGCTACCGGCGTATCCGACTTCTGGAGACGCCGAAGGGTGACACTCCGCTAGTCATCCTCGCTAAGCGCACTGTCCATCCGCTGATTCACGATGGGGACTCCACGGCATTCGACGGGCTAGACCTCGCACTCGAAGCCTTCGTCCTAGGCGATGTCTACGAGTGGCTGCGCCAAACCGGCGACGCGAACGAGAAGCGGGCCGAGGCGGTCGCGCTAGTCGAACACCTAAAGCGCGAGGAGTTCTACCAAGAGGCACAGCAACAGCGGCTCGTCCCCCATATTTGGGGGGGCGAGGTCGGCGAATACGAATCCTTACACGGCGGTCTGTAATGCAGACTAACTCACAACAAACCACAGCTCACGGACGAGGCGGCAACGACGCCTCGCCCAATAAACCAGTCTAAGACTGTGCCGAGATTACAAGTGCAGGGCGGCAATCAGCCGCCGATTCCCGATGGGCAACTCGACTTTGGCGGGGGCCAAAATTCGTTTTTGCCCGCCCACCGACTGGCCCCCAATGAGTGCCAGCGGATGGTCAATTGCGACATCCTACGGCTCGGCGACGTGTGCACGCGGCGCGGCTCGCAGATGCTCGGCTGGCCTACCGGAGGCTGGCGCATAAAGGGGCTAGGCTACTTCGACGTCGCAGGAGTGGAGCGGCTGGTGCGCGTGCACGCTGGCGGGGTCGAGATGCACGGGGGCAGCCCGTCGCAGGTATGGCTACCGCTCACGGGTTGGTCGCCGAGTGCGTGGACGCCCGCGCCGGATGCGGGGCACTGCGCAATCGTGCAGGGGAATAACAAACTGTTCCTCAGTAATGGCGACGGCATCCGCACTTGGGATGGGACGACTTTCGCGACGATGCAGAGCGACTACACGGATGCGCTCGCGTGCCCCTACTTACTCCACGCGACCAACCGGCTAATCGCAGCGGGCTCCGCCGCATTTCCCGATACGGTGTGGTTCTCTAACTTTCTCGAAGAAGATAAGTGGAGCGGCGTGAATAGTCTGCGCGTGGGCGCGGGTGATGGAGACCCCATCACGGGGATGACGCTTTGGACGAATACGCTCTTGGTCGTCTTCAAACGCAGCAGTGTTTACTTGGTAGACATTAATCCCGCCGCACAGGTGGGCGCGTTCTCCATCCAGACTGCCTCGACGTCTATCGGCTGCGTGGGGCCTCGCGCCTTTGCCAAGGTGGGTAAGGATTTGTGGTTCTACAGCGACCACGGGCTGCGCAGCTTGGCGCGGGTGCTTGAGGGCCAAGACACGGAGGTGTCGCCCGCGATTTCCTACCCGCTCTCAGACGTGGTCGCTCAGGTCGATGAGGAGCGGCTAGCAGAGGTGTCGTGCTACTTTTATAACGATGTGTTCTTTATGTCGCTGCCTCTGGGCAATGCGGGGGCAGTCGTGCTGCCTGTGCGGCTAGTCGCAGGGGCTGCGCGTTGGCTCGGCTCGTGGACGGGCGCGTTCGCCGGTGGGGTTTCGCACTGGGCACGCTCGTATGTCGGCGGAGTGCAGCGGCTCAACCTCGCCATAGGCGACCGCTGCTACCAGTGGCTGGATCACGTGCGCGAGGTCGATGAGTCGATTGCAACTTACATGGACAGCCCAAGCGGCGAATACCCGACCGAGATTGTCACGCGCTCAATGAGTTTCGGCGATGAGTCGCTCTGGAAACAGGGGTTCTCAATCGAGGCCGAGTTTAACCGTTCGCGCGGTAAGGTGGAGTTGCACGCCATACGCGACGGGCAGAGCGACGAGGAGCCAGTGCTTACCGCCGATAGCGGCCTAGCCGAGGGGCTGTCATTTGCCTTCACCTTTCCCATCCAGTTTCCGCCGACTTGGGAGCGTATCAAGGTCGCCGGAACGCTGATGCACACGAGGCGGTTTCGCGAGTTGGCCGTCCGCTGCCGCGCCAACGCAGGCAAGCTCTCACTACGCAAAATCCAAGCCACCGCCTTCGCGGGCTCCATGCAGGTCGAAAGCCACTAACGTATTTAACCACCAACTACAAAGGAGACATTCACTATGGGTTCACCTAAAGCACCTCCCGCGCCGGACTACGCAAAGGCAAATCGCGAGGGTATCGAAGCATCTATCGAGATGCTGCCCTTACAACTACAAGCCGACCGCGCCGCTCGCTTGGGCACGCGCTACACCGACCCGAAGACGGGTAAGGTCTACGACTTCTCGGGGCTGGGCGACGCGCAGCTCGCCGCATTGGATGCCGCGCAGACCGAGCGGCTGCTAAAGAGCGGCGCAAACATCCAACGCCAACTCACTAGGGATCAGTATCAGGACTACTTGTCACTGCTGCCGCAGTATAATAAGCTCAACCTCGACGCGCAGCGACAGGCTTATGATGCCGCACTGGAGGCGGGCAAATCGGGGATGCGCAGCGAGTTCGACATGAACTTGGAATATATGCCCAAGTTTGGCGAACTCCAGCGACAGGAAAATGAGTTGTCATTTCTGGACAACTTGCGCTTGGGCGAGATAGGCACGCGGCAAATCGCGGACTTGCAAAACGAGCTGCTACCCGCCGCAAACGAGGCGGGACTAGAGGCGCAGCACCAAGCCATGCTCAAAAGTCTGGAGTCGTTCAAAGAAACCGACCCCGAGCGTTACGCGCTGCAACAGCGGCTAATCGCCGCAGCAAACGATGACCTCGACGCGGGCGTCTCGCTCACGCCCGAACAACTAGAGGCCATGCAGCAAAACGTGCGCGGGGCCCAAGCCGCACGCGGCAATATCCTAGGCGCGGGCGCAGCTTACGATGAGGGGCGCATGGCAACGCAGATGGGCACCGATTTGCAACTCCAGCGGCGGCAAACCGCACTCGGGATTTTGCAGGGAAGTGACGTCGCCCCGCGTTTCGGCGCGGCGGGCGCAGTCAACCCCCTCATGCCGCAATACGGGCCGCAAGGGATGCTGACTCCGCAAACGCCCAACTTTAGCGCGACACAGGTCGGCGGGCCTAACCTTAACCCCGTCGGCATAAACTCAAACAACGGGTTCTCGTATGTGAACCCGAATGCCGGTGCGGCCAGCGTGGCTCATGCGAGCAATGTCTGGCAGACGCAGTTTGGCGCAGCGCAAAACAAGCAAAGCGGCATAGGGGGGATGCTCAGCGGGGCGATGTCGGGCGCGAGCATGGGCGGGCAAATGGGCGGCCCGTGGGGCGCACTCGCGGGCGGAGTAATCGGCGCAGGCGCAGGCTATGCCTCTAATCGCGGTTAACCCCCGCCGCGCAGCAGTAAACACTCAACACACTACACACGAAGGAGACCACGAGCACTATGACACAAAAAGAATGGGCAATGATAATCGGACAGGCAAACGGCATCACGGACTCAATGCGCGAGAATAAGCGGTATAAAGAGCAACAGCTCCTCGAACAGGCCATGCGCGAAAAGGAGGAAGAGTGGAAAGCCGAGCAACTCGCACTCCAAAAAGCGATGCAGGAGCGGCAAATCAAGCGGATGGATGAGGACTCAGAACGCTGGCAGAAAAACTTCGCCCGTGATGAGAACCGCTACCTCGACGGGATTATAAATCAGAGCGTAAAGGATAAAATCGAGAGCGACCGCTACGCTGAGCAAGCCGCCGCGCGACACGCCGCAACGCAGCACGGGCAGAAGATAGACTTGAGCAAACTCGACCTCGCAATGATGGAGCACGAGCTTCGCACGCAACAGCTAGCAAACCAGCCAATCGGCTCAGCCCAATACGGCTGGGGAGTGGATGAAAAGGGAGATCCAGCGTTTATGCCAATGAGTCAGACAATGTCTGTCTTCCGAAATGGCATTGAGGGCACTTCGGGCACACCAAGCGCGAGCACCGGTGCGACCCAAACCGCTGCCCCCTCTACTCCCACTCTTTTAAGCACTCCAGCTTCCGCACCCAACACAACGCCTGCTACGCCCTCTTCCGCCATGCCAAACTCAGGAGCAAGTGCCTCGCCTATTGCTCCCGATACCACCACCCCAGAATTGCAGCCCAAGGACTCCAGTTTCTGGAGGGATTTCGGCACGGGGGCATGGAATACTACCAAGTGGCTAGCGGGAGCAAATGTTGTCCCCGCACTTGCTGAAACCAAAGCGGGACAGGAAGTGAGGCGGAAATACAACGAGACCAAGGAAGAGCGCGATTACTATGCTAAAATCCAAGCCGCCGAAAGAGCTAAGCCAAAGCCGCCTCCCGAAAGTAACTACGCCCTGCTGCAGGTTCAGGACTTCGCCAATATGTGGCTAGACCCCGTTAAGCCTGCCGCGCGCAAAGCTTGGGATACGAGTGCGAGCGCAGTCAAACAGCGTTACAAAGACACCAAGGCCGAGCGCGAGCAGCAGCGGGCCGCACAACTCGCTGCCGAAGAGCGCGAGCTTAGGCGACGCGCCGAACGGCTCGATGCGCTTAACCAAGCCCAATACTAAACGGTCCTCACCATGCGCACTCTCGACGCCCCAACGCGCCTGCCCGCGACTCTGCCTACCTCGACCTTCCTCTCTCAAGAGGAAATCATGGAGATGCTTAAGCAGCATGCTCCCTACTTACCGACACCGAGCGTAACGCAAGGTCAGGCTGCCAACGAGCAGCCCGACAATAAAGACGGTCTGCGACCGCAAAACTCGTGGGCGGGCGACATGGGCAGGCTCGCGATAAAGGGCGCGGGCTCCGATGGGCTGGCGATGGGAGTGCAGGGCGTCTCGCGACTCGCTGCAAACACCGTGCCTAAGGCCCTCACTTGGGGCAACCACTTGCACGCAGGCTTACAAGACTGGGCTGCTGACAAGATGGGCGATAACTGGCTAGGCCGCCAGTATCGCAACACGGCCACGCTCAACCGTGCGATGACCGACTGGGTAGAGCGTAAGACCAAGGGCGGCTTCAATAAGGTCGCCGACAAGGCGGGCGACGTGCGCGACTGGTTCGAGGAAGTAATGCCCGTAGACCCCAAGCGCGAGGCGTCTTTTGCGGGGCAAGTCGCGCGGGGCTTGGGCCAAATGGCGGGCACGCTGCCTCTTATGGCAGCGGGCCCCGTGGGGGGCGTCGCCGCTGCCGCGCAAGCGGTCGGCCAACTGTATCAAGAGGGCTACGACGATGCGCTGGCAAGCGGCGCAGATGCTGCCAAGGCGCACGAGGCGGGGCTCAAAAATGCACCGGCGGCGGGGCTAGAATTCCTTGGTGATAAGTTAATCGTAGGCCGCATCCTTAAGCCGCTTAAGGGCAAGATTCGCGTGCGCGACATCCTCAAGACTGCCGCTGCCTCCGCCGCAAGCGAGGGCGCGACCGAGGGTGCACAGCAGCTCTGGCAAAACTTTAACGCCGCTACCCTTACTGGCTACGACCCAGACCGTAAACTGGATGACGAGGTGCTTAACGCGGCCCTCATCGGCGCAGTGGTGGGCGGCACCGCCGCTGGCGCAGGC